AAAGATGGTGAAAAGATTCTAAACAAAATCTTTAAAGATACACCTAAAAAAAAAGTCTCTGAATCAGTAGATAATACGGATCAACTACAACAGATTAAAGACTTTATCAACTGGTCGATGAAAACTTTAAATATGCAAAAACCATATCCTAAGTTTACACTGAGCAGAAATACAAAGCAAGCACAACAAGGTCATCACACTGGCTTGCATCAAGGTGATAGAATCTGGGTATATATTGAAAATAGAAACTTAGTTGATATTTTCCGTACTATATTCCATGAACTTGTACATCATAGACAAGACCAACTAAATATGATTAAAGATGGTGACAGTTATCCCGGTAGTCCTATTGAAGCATTAGCTGATATGATGGCAGGAAAGTATATAAAGATATACGGTAAAGATCATCCGGAGATATTTCAATAAGGGTAAATTTTTACACAAAAAGTTTGACTTCTTTGCGATTTCCTGTATAATAAGTACTTTCTGAAGGAGTATTTATGAGTGATGTGAAAACATTCAACGGCGACCAAAAAATCAAACTTACCCAACTTGTCAATGAGGGTATGGCAGTAATGCATGAAATTGACACATTAAATGGTGGTCTTACAGACACTATCAAAGCAATTGCAGAAGAACTAGAAGTTAAACCTAGTGTACTTAAAAAGGCAATTCGCATCGCACATAAAGCAAGTTTAGGGCAAGCAAATCAAGAACACGAACAACTCAACACAATCTTGGAGACAGTTGGCAAGACACTATGAGTTATGTTGACGCCATCCATTCAAGGGATGAGGATCGTGTCTATGTGGTAGAACGTGGTAGTGACGGTAAGCGCCACTACACTGAATATCCTGCCAATTATGTTTTTTATTATCCCGATAATAAAGGTAAGCATCGTAGTATCTATGGTAATCCAGTAAGTAGATTCAGTACACGCAAACGTCAAGAGTTTGAAAAAGAACGCAGGATACATGGTGGTAAGGAACTCTTTGAGAGTGATGTTAATGTAGTGTTTCGTTGTTTAAGCGAAAACTATTTGGGTGTTGATGCACCTAAACTACACACTTGTTTCTTTGACATTGAAGTAGACTTTGATCCAGAAAAAGGTTTCAGTCCTACTAGTGATCCATTCAATCCAGTAACTGCTATCAGTATGTATTTTGATTGGCTTGACCAATGTATTACATTAGTTATTGCTCCTAAGCATATGACCACTGAAACTGCTTGGGAAATAGTTAGAGAGTTTCCTAATTGTTTTCTTTGCAATTCTGAAAAAGAAATGTTTGATACATTTTTTGAATTGATTGAAGATGCTGATGTGTTGACTGGCTGGAACAGTGAAGGATATGATATACCATATATGGTTAATCGTGTTACACGTGTGATGAGTAAAGACGATACACGCAAATTCTGTTTATTGGGTCAACTACCCAAGCCAAGAGAATATGAACGATTCGGTAAGTCAGAACAGACTTATGATTTGGTTGGTCGTATTCACATGGACTATTTGCAACTCTATAAGAAGTACAATTATGAAAGTCGCCATAGTTATAAACTAGATGCGATTGGTGAGATGGAAGTTGGTGAAAACAAAACACAATATGAAGGTACACTTGACCAGTTGTATAACAAAGACTTTAAAAAGTTTATCGAATACAATAGACAAGATACTATGTTGTTGGTTAAGATTCACAACAAATTGAAATTTTTAGAATTAGCTAATCAATTAGCGCATGAGAATACAGTATTGTTACCAACAGTAATGGGTTCAGTTGCAATGATTGAGATGGCTATATTTAATGAAGCGCATGAGCGTGGATTAGTGGTTCCTGATAAAAAACGAAAGACTGAAAATGCAGAAGATGTTCAACAAGCGGCAGGTGCCTTCGTTGCTACGCCCAAAAGAGGTATGCACGAATACGTCGGGGCAGTCGATATTAATTCACTCTACCCCTCGGTTATTAGGGCCCTCAACATGGCGGGAGAAACCATTGTTGGTCAAGTCAGACAAACACTCACAGACCAATACATGAAAGACAAGGGTCTTAGATTAGCCCAAGAAAAGAAAAGGTATAAAGATGGTGATGATGATGTTACTGGCGCTGTACTATGGGAAGGTTTGTTTGGAGCACTAGAGTACGCATCTATTATAGCACAAGAACGTGGCACTATGCTTATCGTTGATTTTGAAGATGGTCGTAGTGAAGAAATGAGTGCGGCAGAGATATGGAAAATGATATTTGATAGTCACAAGCCTTGGATGCTTAGTGCTAACGGTACAATTTTTACATATGAGAAAGAAGGAGTAGTTCCGGGTCTATTAAGACGCTGGTACTCGGATCGTAAAGAAATGCAGAAGAAACTTAAAGAAGCAACGACCCAAGAAGATAGAGAATATTGGGATAAGCGACAACTGGTACGCAAGATTTTGCTTAACTCTGCATATGGTGCACTATTGAATGAGCATTGTCGTTTCTATGACAAGCGTATTGGTCAAAGTGTTACATTATCTGGTCGGCAAATTGTTAGACATATGATGAGCAATATCAACGAAACGGTAGAAGGTGTTTACTCACATGAGGGTAATGCTATTGTATACGGTGATACTGACTCTTGCTATTTCACAGCCTATCCTGTTCTCCAATCGCAAATAGCAAATGGAGAGATGATATGGGACAAAGAAACTTGCATAGGTTTATATGATAGCATTGCTGACCAAGCAAACGAATCATTCCCTGCATTTATGGAGAAAGCATTTCACTCACCACGTAAGAATGGTGAGATCATTAAAGCTGGTCGTGAACTAATAGGTGACCGTGCTATCTTTATTACTAAGAAACGCTATGCTATCAATATCTTTGACAAAGAAGGTAAACGAAAAGATAAAAATGGTAATCTAGGTGATATCAAAGCTATGGGTCTTGATTTGAAACGTGCTGATACTCCTAAATACGTACAAGAATTCTTAATGAGTGTTCTAAGTATGGTCATTCAACAAGGTAAAGGTCGTGATGAGGTAATTGAAACTATCAAAGACTTTAAACGAACACTATCCGAACAAGACAGTTGGACAAAAGGTTCACCTAAATCAGTTAACAAGTTGACGATGTATGGTGAGAAGGAAGCAAACAGTAGTAAAGGTCGTGAGAACATGCCCGGTCATGTACGTGCGGCACTAAACTATAACTATCTACGTAGAGTCAACGGTGACCAATATAGTCAGAAAATTGTTGATGGTATGAAGGTAGTAGTTTGCAAAATGAAACCTAATCCATTGAATTTTACAAGCATTGCTTACCCAACAGATGAACTAAGATTACCTAAATGGTTTACAGACTTACCCTTCGATGATAAGGCAATGGAACAAACACTTGTCGATGAAAAAATTGACAACCTACTCGGAGTATTAAATTGGGATATAAAAACCAATATTGATACTGATTCAACATTTAGTGATTTATTTACGTTTGGTTAAATTAGTGTTTGACATTCGCAAAATATTCCATTATAATACACATATAATCTTCCTAAATAACTTAAAGGACACAAAATGAAAGATACACTACTAGACATTATTCAACATACTTCTGCATTGGGTTTTATTGACCTAATCAAAGTTACCGGTACTGATACTACTACAAATATCTCTGCAATTGCAGAAGATAAAACTGTTATTGTTAGCGGCACATTTAAAAATCCTAACCCCGAATTTATCGGTGTATTTGGTATGCCTAATCTAGGAAAACTTAAAACTATTCTTAGTTTCGATGACTATGATGAACATGCAAGAATTTCAATGACACGTATTAATCGTGATGGCGTTGATACTCCGGATAGTATTCACTTTGAAACTAAAGACGGTACATTCGTAAATGATTATCGTTTGATGGCTAGAAGTGTTATTGATGACAAAGTTAAACAATATTCTTATAAAGGTAACGGCTGGAATGTCGAATTTGAACCTAGCGTAGCAGGTATTTTACGACTAAAGAAACAAGCAAGTGCTAATAGCGAAGAACAAAACTTTGTAACTAAACTTGAAAACGGTGAGTTAAAAATTTATTTCGGCGATCCTAGTACGCACAGTGGTAATTTTGTTTTTCAAAATAATATTACAGGCTCATTAACTAGCAAGTGGGCATGGCCTGTTACTCAAGTAATGAGTATTCTTAGTTTACCTGGTGATAAGAAATATCGCATCAATGACCAAGGTGCTACTGAGATTACAGTTGATAGTGGTCTTGCAGTTTATCAATATCTATTGCCAGCTAAGACAAAATGATTAAGGGACTGACAGGCACATGCGGAGTTACAGTAAGTGGGGGTAATACATCCCTACCCTATATCAGTCCCAATGCCAATAACCCTATCCAGGGAATGATACGTGTTCACAACACAGACTTAGAAGTGTTTAATGGCACAGGTTGGCAGTCGCTACCCAGCAGTTACTCTACAGTGACTTTGGATCAAGATATAATAGAGGTAATAAAGTGGGCAAAAACTAAACGTAGTGAAGAATTAGAACTTGAAAATCTTGCACAAACTAATCCTACTATTAAAGACCTAGTTGAACAAGTTAAAATTAAACAGGATCAAATCAAAATGGTTCAGACATTATTGAAAAGCCCCGGCAATGAGCCAGTAGAAATGATGGGAAGTTAATGGAACAAGCGAACTTATCTAATCAACATAACCCTGAATGGGCATTGTTCTTACCCGCCGTCAGTAGTTTTTATATTAGTGGCTTAGGTAAACAACGTGAGGGTGAACCTTACTTTGATTTAGCACGAATCCCTGCAGCCTTTAACGGTGATGTTGAAAAACTAAATTTCTTAAACAGTAAAGAAGGTCTCTACTATTACAAGTGGGGCCTATACTCTGCCGGTCATGCTAACTTAGATACAACTAAAGATGACCATAATGAAAGTATCATTCGCAAACGTGAAAAAGGTACATTCATGTTAGGTGACAGTGGTGGATTTCAGATTTTAAAAGGTCAATGGCCAGCTGATTGGAAAGATCCTAATTGCCCCAAAGCAATGATTAAACGTAAAGCAGTATTGAAGTGGATG